CTCGGAAGAGTTTGGTGACGTTGTATATGTCCCACAGGATGAGAATCACCCTTTACGCCCCCGCAGCCCATACGGAGCAAGCAAAGCATCGGCTCGACATTGGATGAAGGTTTACAGGGAGTCCTATGGAATGTATGCAATTCAAGGATGGTTGTTCAACCACGAGGGAACCCGCCGAGGGGAAGAATTCGTCACCCGCAAGATTACTAAGGGTGTTGTCCATATTGCCAGAGAAATGCATCACGGGAAAGAAATCATTCCGCTCGAACTTGGAAATGTTGATGCCAAGCGTGATTGGAGTGATGCCGAAGACTGTGTTGTTGCTGTGTGGAAGATGCTCAACCAAGATGTGTACAATTCCTCTATTGAATGGATGGATATTGAAGGGCACAAGCAAGGCTATTCCGAAGAGTCAGTTCTGAAGGATATTGCTGCCGCAGTCAAAGAATATGTTGTTTCATCTGGTGAGAATCATACCGTGAGAGAATTTGTTGAAGAAGCCTTTAATATTGCGGGCATCGAAGGTACATGGGTAGGCAAAGGAATTGATGAAAAATTCCTATGGGGTAAAGATGAACCGTCTGACGTTCTGGTGAAAATCAATCCCACATACTATCGTCCTGCCGAAGTGGATGCTCTGCTTGGCAACTCCTCCAAAATCAAAAAGGAACTTGGGTGGACGCCCACCACGACGTTCAAGCAGTTAGTGAAGAAGATGGTAGAAAACGATATGAAATAATTAAAAAAACATTTTTCGTTAGTGACACGATACTTATTGTATATGGGAGTACGAAAGTTTAATTTGGAAGAAAATTTTTTTGACATCATTGATACACAAGAAAAGGCATATTTTCTTGGGTTTCTATATGCCGATGGATGTAATTTATTACACAGAAATAGAATTAGTATAGGATTGCATGAAAAAGATTACGAGTTGTTAAAGAGGTTAAATGATTTGATATTGAGTGGAAATGATATAAAAATAGTAAAACAAAAAAATGTTAAAGGTCATTACATTAATGATAAATTTTGCCGAAATAGTGGGAATTCTATATATCTCCATATTAACAGTAAATACATGTCACAAAAATTAAATTCCCTCGGAATGATACCGAGAAAATCTTCTATTGTGCTATTTCCTACTTGTGTTCCATCCTATCTTATGAATCATTTTATTAGGGGATATTTTGATGGTGACGGGTCTCTGATTACAAACAAACGGCAGAATGGATTTAGTATAAAAATCGCTTCCAGCAAATGTTTTTGTGAATCTATGCTCAATGTTATACGAGAACATACGGGAGTAAAGTTTGGGTTGTACAATGAAAAAGACACATATAGTGTTATCATTTTGGGAGGAATTTATAGTTCTAAATTATTTTGCGACTGGATTTACAAAAATTCTTCAATTCACATGAAAAGAAAATATGAAAAGTATTTGATGTTGTGTGAACGAATTAAAACTTTACATAAGGCAAAGTATAAATATGTATATTTTAACAAGAGATTTAATACATGGATCGCAGATGTATATTTAGGGAATAAAAAGAGTAAGCGACTTGGAGATAGATTTCCTACTGAACAAGCCGCTTATGTGTTTCAACAGAAATGGTTATCTGTTAATTCTTTATGATAAATGGAAGCCAGTCTATATGACGAGCCTTACGGATGGTGTGTGACACCAATATTTTCTTAGGCTGTGACGGCTGAAACAACATCGTCAATCCAGCCTCTTTGTTCAACTGATTACCTTTGCGGTTGTTGATTTCCTTCGTGGTCAACACTACGTTGTCGTAGGTGTCCGTTCCACCCCGAGATAGAGGCACCACATGATCTTTGGTGGCGGTTTCGAAGTCCAACTCCAACCCAGTATAGGGGTCAATCAGGTTGTCACGTATGGCCACGCCCTCTTTCGTGGGCTTCCCCTTGAATTTCTTCTCCGGGATTTTGGCGTAGTTCTTCGTGATGACTACAGTAGGCACACGAATGGCCATGTGAGCGGAATGAATGCACAGGTCCCATGGGCGAACCGGAAGTTTCACCCATTCGTCCCAATCCACGGCGTTGACATATTCCTTCTCCCCATCAAAATCTGGCTCTCCATTTTCTTTGAGGGCATATTCGATGTCAACGGCGGCAACTACGCCCGTCATCAGGTCGCAGATGGTGCGCCACACCAACCCAACGCCAACAGGTTTCCAGTTCCTGTTGAGTTTCAAAACTATTGCCTTATGTGCGATGTCTCTCATAATGTCGTGTCTAATTTAGCATGTTTCTACGACTTGTCAAGTCCGACTTTATAAAAAGTCGAATTTGACCGAGAGAGTCGCTTTCTATAAGTATGAACCTACAAGTCCTTGTAATTGCCCAATTTCAGTTGCTTTCCGTCCCATGTAGCATAGTGCATATTGCCATGAACATCAAGGTCAATGTTGTGCGACAGTTCCAGATTGTTCAGTTCATTCAAGCTTGGCTTGAATAGCTCGTAAGGACGATAGACCACTCTCCCATCCGTATTGAGAGGGTCTTCCTCCAAGATGCACCACCGGGGGGACTGCATCTGGGGGGTGTGCCCCACAATTTGATTGATGCCTCGGAAGGGCTTAAATTCCCTCTCGAAGTCACACCAAGTAAGTCCACCGACCCGCTGTTGGCCCCAACGGGCACGACCAGCATTGAAGACCCAAGTGACCTTGTTGTTGGCACCATCTCGGAATCCCTTACGGATTTCATCGTCGAGGTAATCCGATAGCTCTTTAATGAACTTCGGGCGTCCTTCTGCACGAAACTTCTTGATATGGTCAGGGACATTCAACGTGTGAAGTCCACCATGCGACAGCAACCACTGTCCATCAAGGAAGTAGTACCATTTCAATTTGCTCCACACAGAACGAGGAACAATGTCGTTTATAATAAACGATTTCCACTGGGCATACCCCGAACATTGGAATGTGCGATAAGGATACGCATACATTTGGTCGTGATTACCAAATAATGCGATATGATTTGGGTTGGAGACGAAATCTATCAACCATTCTGATGTATGTGTAACCATGTCTGGAGTGTCATCAAAATCATCGTAGAAATCACCGAGCGCAATTACTTTATCGGCCCCGACGTGTTTGATGATTTTAGTTGCTTGATCTACTTTATGATGTAGGTCTGGCAGAATTAAAGTTGTTTCAATCATGGCGGTATGATAACACATCCACGAAAAAAGTCAAGCAGATTGACGTTTCAATCGAATTTCTTTCAGCCCTTTTCCGAGTAATAGCATTTCTTCATAAGTTAACCAATCTTTTTTAATCATGTTGCAGAAAGAACAACAAACACATAGATTGTCCAAATTGTAACCTCTTTTATTGTCTTTTCGGTCAAGGTAGTAAGCTCGTCTAATTTCTTTGTTTTCTATTAACTTTTGGGGTCCGTGCGATGGCCAATTGATTTGGCGTTCGCAATAAGTGCATTGAGTTATTTTGGTAAAAGATAAAAACTCATCAAATGTTAAATCAATGGGAATTTGATTTGTCCTCGCTGTTATTTTGAGTTTAGTATAAAGCCATCTAAAAGGTTCTCGGATATTACGACGCCGCACATTTTCCGATGCTATACATCCACAACTTGTAGAGGTTCCATTTCGTAAACACGCACTTCGAATGCTTTTAACAATCCCTTTTGGACATGAGCATTGACACCACCATCTTTTGGTTCCATGACAATCAGAATTATCAGCGTTTAAGACTATCCATCTGCCGAATATTTTTCCGTTTAGATCAATATATTTCATTGGTAAATGATACCATAATTTTACATCGAAGCAATTATTTATAATTGTTTGAAGCGACTAAAATATCTTAATGGACGCCATTTATGTCCGTTTACGAAAAACCCCCATTTTCTGTACTGACGGGAACATAGCAACAATGTCCAAGCACCCCCGGTAGGTATCTCCAAACGATGCTGCTTATCACCTTTGGCATACCAAATGGAGGGAGCCTTAATGTTTCGGCTACCATTGGGTGTGTGGTTTGTATAACTACCCTTAAAGAGAAAGGATAGAAAGTCGCATCCGTGGTCATGAAAGTGAGGACCAACGTCGGAACTAATCCAGTGATGAATTCGAATCGAGTAGCCAAAGAATAAAAATGTCCAACGATTCAAGTAGTGCTTATCACCCTGATACATCTTCTCTTTCCACCGAATCTGAAAGGATTGAAATTGTCTGTACGGCTTCATAGATGAGTTGTTAAGTCGGTTAAGGATTTATGTATCGGTTATTAAGATGGTCAGAGTGTCAGGATTCGAACCCATATCTACGACTTAGTAACAGTCGTTGCTTTAGCCAATTAAGCTACACTCTGATGGTCAGCAGGGATGAATTCGAATCACCGACCTCCACCATGTTTTACGACGATGGCGCTCATTCCAACTGAGCTACCTGCTGATTGGTCAAAGAGGTAGGAATCGGACCTACGACCCCGTGCATGTGTTGCACCCCGAAATTCATCGGGCGAGTTAGGAACTCGGCGCTCTTCCACTGAGCTACTCTTTGATTGGCGGGGCACCGAGGATTCGAACCTTGACCTTCATTGCATTGCTGCAATGTTGCTCTATCCCATTGAGCTAATGCCCCAAATTTCATATTGTTATGCCATTACCAATTCCTCACTGTGAGCGGCGAGGTACTGCCGTTGGGCCTCTTGATGGGCACCTTTCAACTCTTCAATCATCGTCGTGGCTTTGGCACGCATCTTGAACAACTCGTACTGCATGGCACCGGCGTAACCCTTTGCCTTCTGAGTCCCTTTGATGTCGTTCTTGATGTCACGAATCTGTTGACTGAGGTTCTTGTAGTTAGCCTTCCAGTTGGAACGATAAGCCAAATACGTTTCTTTGCTATTGAACGTGTATGTTGTCATATGTTTACATTAGTTGATACCGCTTGGTTATGTGTTTGATTGTGTCCCGACAAGCGGGTCCGAGACCTAAAGCTGTAATGGTAGGTTCGCCACCGAAAAAGTTAGGACAACCCGAATCGGTCACTAAGTACGTGGGGATGCCCGCAGCCTCGGCTTCTTCTTTAGCACGAAGAAGGTGATGGAGGTTTTTGGCTTCGAGGCAAACTTTGGTGCCGGGATGGGTGGGGTATTCGGGGTGATATGCCGATTGAAGTTCAGCATTAGCATTAAGAAATGCACCGAGATAAGCATGGCCGGCTTGGGAACAGGTCTTACCGTTGTCCATGCCAAGGTCTGTACGCACGATGGCGTAAAGACGAAGTGTGGGGTCAGAAACCTACGTGAAAGGACTGGAGAGGAAAGTGGTGCGCCGTGAGGGAGTCGAACCCTCAACCTTCGGATTTAGAAGCCGCCGCTCTGAGCCAGTTGAGCTAACGGCGCACAAAGAGGAAACCTACGTCGGACTGATGTTTGCTTCATTCATAAACGTGTTTTTCATTATGCCTATAACTATAACACAGATTGGGGAAATGTCAAATACTTTCGCAAAAAATCTTCACTTACTTTGCAAAGGGGTTGATAATGCGGGACTTCTCTTTCTTTTCCCACCCCGCACGTTCCATTTCCTCTTCGGAAATGAGATTAATGCTCTCGTGTAGAGTCATGAGCATTACGGTGACTCCCTTTTCTCGCAGCTTGGCTGCATATGGGGCAAGAAGCTTGGAGAAGACGGGTGCGACAGCCATTTTCTGAACAGGGTTCTCTACGTCAATGTTAATGACGAGAATGGAGTTGGGCTTGATTTCATCTATGTTGATGGTCACTACCCGTTCGGCGGGCAATTGCAACTCGCTTGGTGGTTCGGCGGTTGTGACGGGGGCGGGATTAAGAGGTTGTTGCTGTTCTTGGGGTTGGGTCATATGTTTACTCTCCGTAATTGTCTGGAACAACACCTTGTTTCTTCCAGCTTTTTACGATTTTGCTGTTTGCTATGTTTTTAGGGTCTAGTTCAGGGCACGAGCCGCTAGTGTGGTTTGTCCACAGACCACACAGGGCACACCATTTGTTGTGCCAATTTATTTCCTCAAATCGCTCATTCCACGCTTTGTGGTTATAACCCATCGTGGGTCTCATGCCCTTGCCGGGGCTGCGGAATTCTTTCTTAGGCATAGGTGCGAGTTATTCGAGCACAGACTAAATCGTAACGCATATCACGATTGAGTGAAATCTTGTTGGCGAGGTTCCGCATCTTAGTGCGAATGCTCCATCGCTCTAGGAACCCTTTGGCAGTGTCGAGAGACACTGTGAATGCATTCAATTCATCAACCATAGCGGCAAACTCGTTTCCAAGTTCACGGAGGCGTTCATCAATAGGCCCGCAGACTCGTTTCTGCTCTGCTATTATGGCACATAAATAGCTATTGTCCTTCGGGTGGACTGGCAGATTGTCAAAGTTGAAATATGGAAGCTTCATAGTTTGTTTACAAAAACCACTTCATCGAACTCGGGGACTTCGGGACGCTGATAGCGAGCCAACATATCGTCGATAACCTTCTCGGGCACATTGCGTCCACCCTCGGAACCACGTTTGATGTTACGTCCTACGAGGACCGATTTGCTGCACTCGAATACTTGGGCAATTACCTTAGCGCCCCGCCCACGGGCAAGATTCACAAAGTCCTTGCGAGCCTTACGATACATATTGGTCGCATCGAAAATTACGCACTTTCCTTCGTCCAGAGCCTTACGCATCTGGTCTTTCGCCATACAAAAGGCGGGATACGACACCGTTTGGTCATGTGAACCCTTTCCGATGATTCGGCGGTTATCGTCGGGGCAGACCCGTACAATGCGGGGGTCTCCCTCGGCAAGGGTTTTGCCAAAGGTAGTTTTTCCGCTGCCAGGAGCGCCACAGAGGACCCATACTATCAGCTTTTCTTTCATTGCTGCCAATATAACCTATGACTGTGGGTTTGTCAAGTCGGAGATCAATTTTACCAGTTTTCCATGTAATGTACCACTTGTTAATGCGGATTCCAAGGCGGTAACATTGTTTTTGCCATAGGCTATCAGACAGGACGGCGCACCACCACTGTTTTTGGGTTTACTTCCGTTCACGTTATAGAAGGTTAATCTGCCTTGGATAAACAAAATAGCATCGGCATTATTCCATATACTATCAAACCACATTTTAGTCTCCGTTCGGGCGAAGATGAGAACTATGCAATTTCCATGATCTTTACATCGTTTCAGCCATTCTTTAGCTTTATTATAAGGAGGATTGCACCATACTCGCCCGTACCATTTTTGAGCCAACCCGTCATTTTCGGTAGTAAAATGGTTTTTGGCAGTATCCCACGGACGAATTTTCGATGCACACGGATCGAGGTCAAACTCGCCCAAGGATTTAATTATCTCGGGCGGTGTTAGCCACTCATCTTTTCCATCGGCTCTATTCTCGTGGGACCATGCCGCTGTATCTTTCATGCTTTTGTCAACACCTTTCGGGCGCTTTCCAAAATGGAGACTATGTTTTGCCTTCCGATGTGGTTGAGTGTGTGGACGAAATATTCAGGAATAGGTACATTTTTCTCAACACACAATTCGGAAAGAAACTTGGCGCATTCGTATCCTGTTTTCTCTTCGAGAAGTTCGTAGCGGATAGTTCCAAACGATGGTGAATTCTTATCGTGTGCCGCAATGTACTCTGCATAGTGAGATGAATGAATGTCGTGATCGAAAGAGACCGTGGTGGGAATACCCTTCTCCGTGATAGTTTTGACAAATTCTTTGTAGTTTTTTACCACCACCCAATGAAGGGGCGGCAGTTCAATCCATTTTACATCTTTAGGTTGTCGTTCATCATCCAAAAATAAAGCATATTTACTCATATTGAAATTCTATTCCTCGTTTAAGTTTTCTCTGTAAAGTCCTATACTCAATTCCAATTTTTTCTGATGCCTCTTTGATAGACCGCCATATTGTCTGCGTGCCATCGGCGTGTATTTGACGTATAGGTTTTGATTTTTTAGGCATTTTTGATTTGAAGTTTTTTATGCTTTCTTCGTAGCACCACTGAAATCCTCGTGCGAATTTTATTACTCCACGGCAAACCATTGAAATATGCTGACGAGGAATGCTCGTCTTCTTTTCTGCCTCAATGCACGATGAGAATTTTTTCACTGTGTTTCCGTTTGCGTCTATTTGATATACTGGTTTGTATTGAGAAATTGAAATTTTTTGTTTTGTTTCTTCTGATTGCCGTTTGCCAAGATGTGCTTCACTCATTCGTTTTATACTTTCGGGGGTTGGTCTGACTCCGAGCGGTCCCCGAGCACACGAAGACATATTGTATCCGTTAGTCCTGTTATGACTGTTGTAATGGTGTATCCAGTATTCTTCCCGTCGCATCAAATTTTCCCGCAACCATTCTTTATTTTCTCCCACCACGAATTCTATAACTTCAAACATAAAGTTATGCATCCCATATTTATAGAACGCTGATTGTAAGTGTGGGTTGTGGTGAATTCCTTTTCTCAGAAGGTTTCTGTGGGACTTCCATCGTTTCCGAATATTGACTGCACTTCCCACATAATGTTTGTTGTTAAGGTTGTTTGTAATGCGATATACGCCACTCCCATTAAAAATGCTTTTAGTTTTCACATTACATAAATAGTGTAAGCATTTTCAAAAACGAAAAAAATCTTCTAAAAACAGATTGTAGGACATGTATCGTCGCACTCTACATTATGTCTCACTACAACAGATTCGGGTAAATACTTTATCTTTTTATTTGAAGCCTGCAAAAGCGCCTGCTCAATGGCATCCCATTTATTATTCGCTGATACAGTTACCCATGCAGTTTCGATGCGTTGGCGATAGATTTTCAACTTCCATTTCATATTTATGATGACATATTACTTCTTTTTCTTCTTCTCGTCGTCGAATAGGGGGTTCAGCACTTTTCCAGACCATGCTTTCTTGAGAATGGTGCTTGTGAACCCCTCTTGGGGGCGAATAACAATACCCTCTGCGGGATAGCCATTGGGATACTTTTGCTCACTGGCGAGCTTAACCAATTCTTCGATATTGAACCCGAAGGCAGAACCATCACTAACGATGTCGGTGACTCGGATGAGGTTGTATTTCTTGCAGAACTCCGCCAATTTGTCATAGTTGGCGTAGGTGCGAGTTTTGATGTCGAAGAGGTTAAAGTTATGCAGTTCCAACTCGGTTAATCCAAGATGGTTGTCTTGAATTCCAGGTCCGCAAACCTCGCCCTGAATGGCCCATGGCTCATCGCCGAACTCGGTACGGAGAACTTTCTCTAAGTCATACTTGCGAGCCATACGCCAGAAACCGTTGGTCTCGTTCTCTTTCAAGTCAATACGTCGGCTGCAAACGCCGAATTCTCCGCCATTGATGTAGAAAGTGCCAGAGCATCCATCATCCTTACGAGTAATGTAGTACTGGCGTCCCCACAACTCGGGAAGAGCATCAGGATAAGTACGAAGATTGTCCTCGTCAGTCATGATAAGGAAACCTGGAAGCATACCCCTTGCTTGGCCTGCTAACTCGGCGG